GATCGCGGCCAGCTTATTGCACATCGCGGTCGCGAGAAACTTGTGACGGGAGAAAATCTCACGCGTCACCGGAGAGTCGTTGACCGTGACAATCCACGGCCCCTTTATTTGATCGACCACCGCCGCGAAGGCCCGCATCTCCCGTTCCGTCCAACCGGCATAGATTCCTGGAGTCGCATCCAAGTAAGGCGGATCGAGAAAGAACAATGTGTCCCGCTTGTCGTAGTGTTTAATGCACACCTCGTAAGGCAGTTGCTCGATGATGGTCCGATCGAGCCGCTCATTCAGGGCTCGTAACTTCTGGATTGTGAACTCGCGCGAGGCCCGGGCGCCTTCCCACCCGAAATTTCGATTCATCCCTCCATACGAGAGTTTGTTCCGGATCAACCATCGCGCGACGCGCTGGATCTCAGTCAAACCTTCCTGTGTTTTGAAATCGTCGTGATTTTTCCGCGCGTTGAGCGTCCACTGAATTTCGCAAATCAATTCCTCGACGTGGTACTGCGCGTTTCGATAAAGCGCGACTAGCACTCCGTTTTGATCATTGATGACTTCCAACGGCGCCGGTTCCTTCGCCAGAAAAACGGCGAGCCCGCCAGCGAACGGTTCGCAATAACAATGATGCGGCGGAATGAGCGGCAGAATGTATTTCAGATGCCGGCTCTTGCCGCCCGGCCAGCGTAAGATTGGTTTGGTCCTCAAATAAAAGTCATTAGGGCGTCTCCTTTATCGCAGTTAAGTTCTAAGCAACATCGCGGGCGGCGCCGTTCGCGGCGTGCGCGCTGAGCGCTTCCAATATCAGCGGCGCGAGTTGCTCCGGTGACCAATCGGAATAGCAGGTCGAAATTTTAGCGATCAATTCCTCCGGGCCGACGCTTTCGGCGACGATCCGCGCGACCGGCGCGAAGGCTCCGCGAAAGGCTCGCGCAAGCCTCGGCGCACCGTCGCGAACGATCATTTCGTTGGCCAATTCTGCGATTTCGTATCGATCCGGCGGTGTTGCCGTGAAGGGCATTATTTTTCCACCGGGCGCTTTCCCCTGCGTCGGCGGCGCCACAACTTTCTTGCGCTGTAGCGGCAAACCCACACGCGTCCCGAGTGTGTCCAGGCCTTCGTCGGTCACTTCAATCCCGGCGCTGGCGAGATTATTGACTGCCGCTGATGTCTGTTCGATATCAGCGGCCTCTTCCGCGCCCCAGGTTATTTTCACGCTCCCGGGAATGCCATTGATCTTCAGGAACGGATTAAAGAGTTGATGCTTGAGCGTGTTGCTCAGCCAGACCGAATCGAACTGCCGAATGTCGCCGCGCACGTGCGCCTGCGCAGTCGCGACACCAGTGCTGCCCATGCCTCCATGCTCCGCATCCGCGCTCGTAGTCTGACCGACGACCAGCTTCGATTTCTCGCGCTGGCAGGTTTTCAGAAATAACTCGAAGCCTTCACCGCCACTCTTCGACATCGCTTCCTTCAGCTCGACATCGGTTTGTTTGGAAATAACGATACCGCCGAGCCGACTGGCCAGGCTGAAAGCGTTTTCCAGAATGATGCGCGAATCATCGTCGGACTGGTCGTATTTGCCGACCATGAACGGCGAACCGTAGCGATCGAGAAACCGCGCCCACCAATCGCGGTCGAAGTTTGTAAAGAGACTCCAGAAAACGAGCGCGCGCATCGGGCCGCCGCGATAATCCGGCGTGGTCAATAAATGGCCGCGATGAATGATGTAGCGCATCGGATCAGGATCGCTCCGAGTGCCGATAATCATTCCCGTGTCCGGATTAGTGTCCCAGATGCGGAGATAACCAGTCTCGATGTAATCAAAGAGGCGCGGCGGTACCCGGATCAATTTATCGACTTCGTAAGAAAGCTTCGAGTTGATCGTGGCGCGGCGGAAAACCTTTTCCACGATCGCGAGCGGCCAGATCGATCCGTCGAGAAGCGAGGCGCATGCTTCCAGGAAGGACGGCAGCCCTTCGATCATCTCCTGGATGGCCTTTGCTGCCGCTACGTCCTGCGCGTTTTTCTTATCCATGGGAGCGACCACATATTGATCGCCGAGGAGCGCCAGTTTCCGTTTCGCGAGCTCGCCCTGCAGGTGCGAATCGGAAAGCAAAAGCAGATCGCAGAGCGCGAAGTATTCATTGGTGTTGCCGACATCAGTACCGTCGAGGATCGCGTGCACCGTTCCCACGTCGAGAGTCGAGGAGGAGAGCGACTGGTCAGAGATCAGCGTCTTGAAAATCGTCCGCCGGCTGAGCGGTATTCGGCTGGCGACGTACTGCGCAATGCGCGTCTTGATGTTATCGAAGGACGGTAGTTGGAGTTGCATATTTTTTTGGGTAGAGGTGGGCCAGCGGATTCTTCAAGCCTGCGCGCAAGACTGGCGGCGCGCCAATCGCGCTGAGCGCAACCGCGGTCGCTGTGGCCGGCCCGCCGGCGCCGATCAGGCCGTGGAGCGAACAACCGAGCCCGACAAAGGCGTCCGCGTGGTTACCGTTTTCGTCCGGCTCCGCTTGAAAAGTTGCGCCTTCGGGCTGTCGCAGGTCGTTGCGCAGCCAAATCGCATTCGGCAATCCCAGGTGCGCGTCGTTCAGTGTGTTCACGACGAGGTTCCCGAGATAAAGCTTGTAGGTCATTTTTTCGCCGAGGTACTCGACGCCCTCGCTTTCAATGACGAGCTCGACCGGAACCTTGCCGGCGTATTTGCTGCGCAGGTCGGTGGCGAAAAACCGTTCCGACGTGGCGGCGATGACCAGCCGGCGCACCCGCCGATTGCCCGGCAAATCGAGCGCGATATCGAGAAAGGCGCGCGTGATCGCAGGATCGGCCGTTTTGAAGCGGATGGCCGCGCGCACGAAATAATCGAGGCCATCTTTTTGCGTCACCACGATGGACGTCGGGTTGCTTAATTTTTTTGTCGTCGTCGCGGGATCCATTCCGATCCCGATCGGACCATCGGTGAGCAGATATTTCCAATCATCGGGCCAGGCCTCAGCGGGTGTGAGCGCGCGGATTTTCATGCGGCTTTGTTCTCTTGCAGAGTGCGCCACTCATCGCTTTCAAAACTGACCTTCGTCATAAAAATACGATCGAAGTCGGGCGGCTGCTTCCCGCGTGCCATCATTTCAAAAATTTCTTTGATGCCTGGTTTCCCGGGGATCGCTGGTAGTAAGTAATTCTTCACCCCGAGCATTTCGCGAAAAATACAGGCATCGCAAAGCGCAGTGCCGATCACCATTCGCAGTGATGTGTTTTCATCCGCTAGATAACCTTTCGCCGGGACATTAAGTGCGACCGCGGCCGTAGCTTCCTCTGGACAATCTGCGCCCTGGCACTTCACGCCGCGCCCTCCAAGACGAGCTGCTCGGTGATATCAGTCGCGATCCCTTTGTCCGCGCCCCAGGTCATGGCGTGATGCAATATATTCAGCGCGATCGCGGCCGAGCCGCCGCGAATAAAGCGCAGCCCATGGTTGCGGTCCCACGCCGTTTTATCGAAGGCGCGCGCGCGATGCTCGTTCGGCGTCACCTCTTCGCCGGTCGTGTCGTCGTACATCTTAACGCCGGCCGCCTCCGCGTCCCAGGCATCGACGCGATGCACCATGAATCCCGCCTGGCTCTTGTACCAATTCCCCTTGGGGTTGACCGGGAAAGTTTCTTCCTGCGGAACCGTCAGCTCGTAGCTGTAATGCTTGTCGTCCGGCGGCGGCGTGGAAGTGCCGAGCATGCGGAATTGCGGATTACTCGTCATGAACGGCAGACACGCTTCGAGCACATCCTTGAAGTCCGGCATCCGGCCGAACTCATCGAAAAAGATATCGCCGGTCCAGCCGACCGCGGTGTCGGGATTCGGCGCGACCACGATCGACCGGCTGTAGGTGGTGCGATCGTGCCAGATTTTAGTTTCCAACTTTTGATGCTCGAAAAGATCGGCCACGGCGTCGAGGTCGAGATCGGCCGCGGGCGAATCGAATTTTAGCTGGCCCTGTTCCTCGATCAGGCGCCGGAATTTCTGCATCACGGTTTGCCAGATGAACGCTTCCTTGCGGATGAACTCTTCGCCCAGTCGGATCGACGCCGAGACAAACACGCTCAGCAATCCCGGGAAGGTCATCATGCGGCGAAGCGCTTTCGCCGCTGCGGTGTAAGACTTCCCCTTCTGCCGCGCCCAGACCCACCAGACCGTGCGCAGCGTGTCGTTCCAAAATGGTTCGATCGCATACGGCCGTAATCGGACGAGTGGCTCGTTGGGCCCCACGCTTCCATCCGGCGCGACAATCGCCGCGGTAGCGGCAGGCGTGTCGCCTGCAATCTTCGCAGCCGGCACGGCTGCCACTACAGGGGGCTTCCGCCGCTTCGCTATCGTCTTGCCTTTCGGTTTCGGTTCCATTTCCTTTGCCTGCGCAAACACACTGGCGGGACGAGTTCACCGATGGATTATCGGCAGCGCTCGTTGGGGCCGGATTGCCGCCCGCCAGCGTTTTGCGCAAACTCGTTAGCCGGGCTTTTCTCCGAACATCATTCCCACCAGGTCTTTCACCTGCACCTCGCGATCGCCCTTGCGCTCCATGATCTCTTTGGCGCGGCGATCGGTGTAAAATTTGATGAACAATTCCGCCGTCTGGCGCTGGAAACGTTTTTCCTCGAGCGCGAGCTGGCGATCGCGTTGCCCGAGCGTGATCGCGTTTTGATCGATCTTCTTTTGCGCGATCTCATTTTTGCGCAGCGCCGACAAAGAATCGATCAGCTCGCTCAGCAAAATTCCGTTCGTGGGGCCTTCCTCTTCTGCGGCGTTTTCCAGAAGCGCCAGAATTTTGCCGCCCGCGATTGCGGCGGCGCCTTCACTAATCGATCCGCCCGCGGCTTGCGCCAACTGCAGCGAATAATCGCTGAGCACTTTCAGCGCGCTCACCTTTTCGTTGCGGCCGAGCCAATCCCGATAACCGCCGCGGCGCCACTCGCTCAAATTTTGCGGCGTGACCGGTTCTTCGCCCCAGCGTTCATCGAGCACGCGCAGAACATCCTTGTCCGCATTTAGCCACGGCAGGATTTGCCGGGCGCCCTCGCCTTCGTGTAGCCGGCGATTTATTTCATCGCGGATCTTCGCCGGCAGAGTCGCGATTTTGCCCTTGCGCGTGGAATCCATTTCATCTCCGACTCAATACGGGAACGCGATGTAGTTGATCACGTCGTTGGTGGAACCTTGGTAGGAAAAACTTCCGGTCGTCGTGGTCTGGCCGGTTTGCATGCAAAGCCGGTCATTATCTCTGCGACGCGCGATAACAACCCAGCCATTCGGCGCGGTCACCGAAAAAGTGAGAGTGTAGGTTTGGTTGTTGGCATTTGGCACCGTGATAAAACCGGCGTTGTTCTTACTGCCGGTGCCCAGCGTGCCTACCGAGACGGATGGCCCCGTGCCGCCCGCCATGTGCGTCGCCGTAGCAGTACCGCCCGTGGCGAATTGCGAGAGCGTGCCAGAGGTTAGCGCATCCCCATTCCCCGCGCCGATATCGCTCCGCACCTGCGCCGCAGTGCGCTCCTGGCTGGTGCCATCGGTGTTGAACGTTAAAAAAGCACCATTGGTCGCGACCGCCGTCCGATAAAACAAATTCTCCCCCGTGGCCGAGGCCAGCGCGTTCCCACTTGAAAGCAGCGCCACTACGCCGCTGGCATCGCCGAACGTTACGACTGGGTTCGATCCAGCGCTGGGAATGCTGATTGTTACAGGATTAGTCCCGTCACTGATCACGAGCGAGCCAGCCGAGCCGCTTGAGTTCCCCAAAGTGCTCGCGATGAAAGTCGGCGAATCGCCGGTGTTGAGGCTTTGATCGAACGGGTTCCCGCCGCCCAATGCCGTGCCGGCGTCCCACGAACCGCTGATCTTGCGATAGATCCTCACCGCGCTGGCATCGAAAGCGAAATCATCCGTCACGCCCACACTGGCGGCCGGCTGGCCGGTGGTGGGATAGACCACACCTTTCAGGCGCGGCTGATATTGCGCCTGAGCGAGCGCAGGCGACACGCCTGCCACCACAGACGAGATGAGCAAACAAACGAGCAGCTTTTTCATGAGCCTAACGAGTCTCGATAATGCGCAGCGTGCCACCGCTGCGGGTGTAGTTGATGGCCGGGTAAGTATGTTCGCCCATCGCTGGGAAGGGCAACGAAGCGTCCTTTCCGCCGTTAAAAGCCATGCCGCCGATGGTGCCGTCGAAATCCGCATTGACGATAAACAGGACACTGCGCGCGCCGGCGGCGATCGTGGCGCCGCTGCCACTAGCGACCGTGGTGTAAGTGAGGGACAGCAACTGCGGGCCGAGTATTTGCGCCGGGAGCGGCGCGAGCAGGCCGAGGAAGAGCAGAAAAATAAGGATCTGTTTTTTCATAATTTCGTTAGGTCAGGTGCAGCAATTTCCGCAGATCGCTCATGGGGAAAGCCGGCCCGGGATCGTTCTTGCGTTGCGGTGCGATGTCGTCGTGCCCGCGCACATCGTCCAGATGGTAGCGGGCGAAGATCGCGGCGCTGACCGAGAAACAGGCGTCCAATTGCGGCTGCGGGAATTTTTCCCACAGCGTCATTGGTCCACCGTTTTTGTGACGCGCCATGATCGCGCCAGAGGGGCAGGGATATTTGCCGAAAAGTTTCGGCGCTTCGACCGAGCCGCTCGCACTATCGCCCGCGTTGGCCAGCTCGATGCCGATGGAGAAAGCGTTACAGCCGTCGCGCTGGATTTTGTTGACGGGATCAAACCAGGTGCTCACGCCGGCATGCCCGGCGGTGCGATCGAAGGCGCGGCATTGAAAGATCGTACCATCGCGATCGATGATGAGATGGGCGCAGGCGCCCTTGGCCGCGCCGCTCTTCCAAAAGTCGATCGAGCTTTGCGCTGACATGCCGGAAGTAAAATGGATCACGAGCAACCGGCGCACCGGCAACATGCTGCCGCCCGGCAAAATTTCGAGCTTCGCGCCCTCAAGGAGATTTTTGTCCGTAATGTTCATTTTACGGCCCGCCCTCGGCCAGGTGTTTGCGGCGAGTTAAATCGGCGAAGTGATCGCTCACGGTGTAGCTCACGCGATAGTTCTGGCCTTCCGGTTTGATGCGGTTATCCGGCTCGAAATTGGTTTCCTGGAACTTGTTTTCCATGGCGCGATAACGCCCCATCCACCCGGGCGTGACGATCAGCCCGTTGGCATCGCCATCAATCACGCCGGCGTTCTGCTTGTTCTCATCGAAAGCAATGACGTGCGCGCTGACCGGGCGGGGCGCGACGGTCAGGTGAGAGCAACTCGTTAGGGTCAGTCCCGCGCCAAACAGCACGAGAAAAATAATCACCGTCCAGAGGAGCCGATCCTGGCAGCGGCGTTTTTGTTGCTGTAGCGGTGTGATCATTAAGAGTGAGCCAGCCGGATTTGGCGCAAAGCTTCGGCGTGCTGCGCCGGGGTGGCCTGGGGATCTGCCAGGACCTGTTCGGCCTGAGTGAGAGCGTCCTTTACTTTCTGGATCTCGTTACCCGTGGCCGTTTTTACCATGTCGGGGCGATTCGCGATCTCGCGCTCTTTCGAAAAGACGTTAGCGCCCGCCGTGATCGCCCTAATGATAGCTAGGATGAAGCCCATAGCTTTATGGCGGAGCGAGGAATGGTTGCGCCGCCTTTTGCGCTTCCACGGCTACGATGCTGAGGAATTTGGCCGGGCTGCTTCCGGCAATGGAAAACAAATTGTAGATCGCGCTGTATTCACTGGCCAGCAATTGGGCCAGTGAGAGGTAGCGTGGATCCGATTTGGTAAAAGTGGAGATGACGTTTTGCAATTCCTCGGGCGAAAGAACCTGGCCCGTCGCCGCCGAATTAAGCGCGGTCGCGCCCGCGTAAACAAAGCCGGCATCCTGATGTTGTTTCACCGGGTCTTTCTGGTAGAGCAGCCAGGC